CCATAAAAAGGGGGTCCAGTTGAAGTTATTGATATAGGAAAAGAACCGCTACTACTATTCCCATCTTTAATAGTTATAGTGCTTGGTCCTTCTCCTTCAAAATAATTTTGCCCAGTCCAAGTATTATTTGAAGATAATAAATTAGTTATTGAAGAATTACAATATCCAATCGTAGATAATCTCGTTAAATTGGTAGTTTCAGGATAAGTTTGAGTAGCAGATGTCGTAGGGTTTTGATTGTATGCGTTAGTTCCAGTCCAAGTATTATTTGAAGATAATAAAGCACCGCCACCTCCTCCTGCCGTCGTTTGCTGTGTTCCATCTGGAAATTGTAAATAATCTCCAGTTCCACTCATAACAATATTATTATAAAATGTAGCAACTCCACCTACATTTATATCATTTAAATTTTCTGTTCCCTGAGCGTCAGGAAATGCCAAAAAATAATTTAATCCTTCTTGTATTGTTAAGGGGTCATTATTTACTTTAAAAACACTACTATCAAAAGTGGGTAAATTTTCTGTTGGTGGTGGGTATGATATTCCTTGTCCGCTCATTATATAATTAAGAGAGAAAAATAAAATCTTCCTTAAATATAATGACAAAAGATGAAGGAAAAATTATGAATATGTATGAAAAAATACCAAAGGAATTTTTAGACAAAGTAGATAATCCTAATTTTCATTTACATAATTTTAAAATTCCATTTCGTATGTGTATTGTAGCACCATCAGGTTCAGGAAAAACAAATTTTTTAGTTAATCTATTGCGAGTTTTTAGTTGTGGTAAAAAAGGGACATTTAGTTCTATTTGTATTATTACGAGAAATAAAGACGAACCATTATATAAATGGATAAATTCAAAATGCGACCAAATTGTAATTAAAGAAGGTTTATCAAGCACTCCTAAATTAGACGATTTTGATAAAGATAAAAACCATTTAGTCGTTTGGGACGATTTGGTTTTATCTAAAGATTTGTCTATGGTTGAAAATTATTATATTAGGGCAAGAAAATTAAATGTTTCAGTTATTTTTATTTCACAATCATTTTTTAAAATTCCAAAAGTAATTCGTAATAATTGCTCTTATATGGTGCTTTTGAAATTATCTGGAAATAGAGAAGTAAATATAATTTTAAGCGAATTTGGTCTTGGTATTACAAAAGAACAACTATTAGGATTATATGAATATGCTACAAAAGAAAAATTTAGTCCATTAGTAATTGATATGGAAGAAAATGCCGATAAGCGTTTTAGAAAAGGTTTTTTGGAAATTTTAAATATTTAATTTTCTTCTTCTTCTTCTTCATCTTCTTCCTCCTCTATATAATTAATATTGGAATAAACAAAAAATTTTTCTTTATTAATTATCATCTCACTATAATCACCTTCATTATCTCGTAAAAAATAATTCATAAATTCTTCTTTTGGTATTTCTTTTAAAAGATTTATTAATTTATTTGTATCGAATAAATAATTAAAATTTTTTTTTTTTTTTAATACATTTGATAAAGTTAAATTTATTAAATTTAAATCGTCCCATTTAATTCTACATATAGGGCAATTTGGATTATTGGAATAAATAATTTTTGTATGACAATCAGAGCAACACATATGTCCGCAATTATACCCCCAATTTTTATTATCTTTATATTCTTCTAAACAAACAGGACAACTTTGATTTTCAAATATTTTTTCTGGTGAAGGTAATTTTTTATCATTCAAAAAGTATTCAAATTCTTTTTTTATGCTTTGCTTGAGAATTTTTAAAGGAATATTATTTAAATTTTTTTTCCAATAATTATTCATTTCTAAATTAAAATTTTCATCATCTAAAATAGTTATATATATATTGGCATCTGGTAAAGCAACTAAAAATTCATTTTTACTCATTATTATTAAATAAATATCTTCTATTTCAAATTTATTTAACCATTCTCTTACTTCTAAATAATAAATTAATTTTGTAAGTATTATTTTCTTCATAGTTTTATTTATTTCTAAAAAATTAAATGAGTTGTTAAGTTTTTCATTTGAATAAAAACGCCAAAAAAAAATATCATTTTGTATTTCTTCAGGTAAAGTTCTCATTTTATATTATTAATTAATATATTATTTTTAAGTAATTTCTTATAAATATAATTAATCCTCTTCCTCTTCCTCTTCCTCTTCCTCTTCCTCTTCCTCTTCCTCTTCTTCCTCTAATTCCTCATCTTCCTCTTTTTCATATTCAAAATCATCAAATTTATTAAAAATAATATAATCTCCCTCAAAATAATAATGTTTATAATTTAAAAATTCAAAATTACCAATATCTATTAATTCTTCTGCTAAATTTGTAATATTAAAATATTTACTCAAAAAGTTTTCATTTCGTTTTAATTCTTTTATTTCTTCTAATGTATATTCTTCTTCTTTGGCGAAGGTAATATCGTCCCATATTTCTCTACAAATGGGGCATACACTATTTTTTGATTTTATTATTTGAGTATGGCACTCTTTACAACATAAATGTCCGCAGTTATAACCATATTTTTTATTTTTATCATTATAATCATCAAAACAAACAGGGCAGTTTGAATTTTCAAATTTTTTAATTGGTTCAGGTGTTAAGATTTCATCTAAATTTTTCTTTTTTATAATATGATTTAATAATATATTCTCGTCTATTTTATCAAATACTCTCCACCGATTATATAAATAATCGGTTATTTTAAATAATAATCTTCTTTTTCTTATAATATCTAATCCCTTTTCAAAAACTTTGGTAGGGGTTATAATTATTATATTTATACTATCCATCCAAAGTTCTTTTCTAATTCTAATATAATTATCATTAATTTCATAATTTTTTAAAAACTCTTCTATTCCTATTTTAAAATTAATAAAATCAATTATTTCCGTAATAATAATTTTTATTTCAGTAGGATTATAGAAATGATGAAGTTTGTTTAATAAATATTCACTTCTAAAAAATTTTGCTTCATAAATATCCATTTTCAAATTAAATTCCATTTTATAATATTATATAATATAAATCTTTAAGTAGTTTTTTTATAATATTTATTAATATAAATATAAAGGTTGGTAGAAAAGTAGTAAAGTTGTGCGTTACTTAAGAACTTTTTTGGCGAGAAAAATTTTTTTTGATTTTGAAAATGAAAATTGAAAATTCCTGCCATAAAACTTCTTAACTAATGCCCCAGTTTGCTACTTTTCTACCTTTCCTATATTTTATAATACTTTTTAATGTAAATAGGGCAAATAAGGAAAGGTAGAAAAGTAGTAAAGTTGTGCGTTACTTAAGAACTTTTTTGGCAGAAAATTTTTTTTTTGATTTTGAAAATGAAAAATAAAAATCCCTGGCATAAAACTTCTAAACTAATGCCCCAGTTTGCTACTTTTCTACCTTTTATAATATATATTATTTTTTAGTATAAAGAAGGTTTAATTTATAATTTTAATAAAAACTCTATATGGTCCTTTAAGGATACTACATATTTAAAATTACCAAATTTATCAGTCTTATAATATGGTGGTATTTTTTTATACTCTATTCGTTGATTTGGTTTTCCTTTATAAACAATTTTTTTAATTATTTTATATTGATTAAACCCATTATCCTTTGATAATTGTAGTATTTCTTTAATAGTCATATTTCTAATAATGTTTGGTTTATAAAATGTTTCATTAACTTTATAAGGTCGAAACATAAATGTATCATCTCGTAATTGATTTATTTGGGTGTCCATATTACTTATTAATTCCCAGTAATCAATCCTTAATAAAGATGTTTTGGGAACTATACTTTCCTCATATTTTATTTTTTTTTTTCCCATTCTATATTTACATTGTCCTTTATGAATATTTTTATAATTAACTGGTTCATAAGCATAACATAACCCAGTATAAAATGGTTCATTTTTAATAACCATTTTATTTTTTTCTTTATCAAAAGCAATTTTTTTAATCCTTATATATTCCTTCAACTCCAACAACAAAAAAGGCATAAAATATTTATTCATACCTCTAATGCGTCTTATAAAATGAATATCTCCCATTTCAATTTCTATCTCTTCTATAACTCTATTCATTTTATAATATATAATAGTATATATCTTTAAGTAGTTTTTATAATATATATTATTTTTTAGTATAAAGGTAGAAAAGTAGCAAACTGGGGCATTAGTTAAGAAGTTTTTTGGCAAGAAAATATTTTTTTCATTTTCAAAATCAAAAATGAAAATTCCCACCATAAAACTTCTTAACTAACGCACCACTTTACTACTTTTCTACCTTTCCCCTACTTTATACTAAAAAATATTATAATAAATTGCCCTAATTTAATATTATAAAACAATATAAAAAAATATTATTTAATAATATAAATGGAGGCACAAACTCAAGCAAAAGATAAAAGAACTTATATGAGAGATTATAAACGAGAGCAATACAAGTTAAACCCTGAAAAAATACAAGAAAAAAATAAAGCATATTATTATATGTATAAATATAAAGTTTCAAAAGAGGAATTACATAAATACGATACTTTATTACCGAATATAGTGAGATTAAAAAAAGAATTAGAAGATATTAAGAGCAAAAAACCTGAAATTTTAAAAGAATTTTTAAACTCCTATTTATTAGAAATAAATTGAAATATTTAGGAAAAATATTTATATAAAAAAATAATATATATTAAAAAAAACTACTTAAAAATATATATTATTGTATAGTATAAATGAATAACTCCCCTGAAGACGACCATCCCTTAATATTTGATTGGACGCTTAATAAAAATTTAATAGGTGAGACCATATTTCATAGAAAAAAATTAGAAGAATTTACAGACCCTAAACGAGTTTATGGGTTTATTAAAAATAATTTAGGTATTACATTTAAAGCGGATAAAAAATATGATTTTATAAGTTTTAAAGACGATAATGAAGTGGAACAAATGAAAAGGTATAAAGAATTATATAATAATAAAACAAAATCATTTCACACAGCAGTAATTTTACCAAAGCATAAATGGGGTAGGGTAGTTCCAGCAAATGATTATTTATCTTTATCGATAATGAGAAGAGAAACAAGACACTCTTTATGCGATGGATATTATATAGATATAGATATGAAAAACGCACAACCTACTATAATTTATGAAATAGCAAAACAAAATGGAATAATTCTTAATTATATAGGTAAGTATGTTATGAATACAAAAATTATAAGAGAAACGATAATGACACACCATCAAGTAAATAAAGATATAGCAAAGCAATTACCTATAACTATAATGATGGGAGGAACATATGATAGTTGGTTAAAAGAAAATGATATTACAATAACAGAAAAACTTATAGATATACAAAATATAGAAAATGAAATTAAACCTGTAATGAATTTAATTTATAAAAAAAATCCTCAAATTAAAAAAGATGTTTTAAAATATAACCCTGAAAAATGGAAAAATCAAAATGAAGAAATTAGAGGAGTAATGGGTTTATGGTGTCATACTACAGAAAGAATTTTCCAAGAAGAAGTAATTAAATGGTTAGTTGAAAATAAAAAATTTGAATTAGAAAAAATAATCCCTTGCCAAGATGGATTTATGATATTAAAAAATTTATGGTATGACGAAATAATAGAAGATATTAATAATGTTATTTTGAATAAATTTCATATTACTTTAACATTTTTAAATAAACCTTTTGATGAAAAAATAAATATTCCTTTATGCGAAGAATGTAAAGATTTTTGGGAATGGGAAGACCTTTTATCAGGTAAAAAATTAGCGGATTATTTTATTGAATTATATGGAGATTATATTTTAACTTATAATAAAAATCTTTATGTTTATAAAAATAATAGATGGTATGACGAAACTTCTAAAGATTACCGACCTAAATTAACCTTATTTATTAGCGAAGATTTATATGAAAAAAGAAAAATATGTTTAGAAGAAGATGTTGGTTTAAAAATAAAAGAATTAAACGATTTAAAAAAAATTTTAAGAAATAAAACCTCATCATTAACTGGTATAAATGAAATTATAAATCATATTTTATCAAACGCTAAAGAAGCAAAAGAAGATTTTAATAATAAACCTTTTTTATTAGGTTTTAATAATGGTGTTTATGATTTAGATTTAGATTTATTTAGAAGTTATAAATTTGATGATTACATAACATTATCAACTGGGTATGATTATGAAAAAGTAGATTATGGTATTGAAAATGGAGAAGATTATTTAGAAAAAGAAAATGGAGAATATATTTATGAATTTGACGAAGAACAAGAAAAAACCTGGAGAAGAAATAGAGAGTTAAAAGAAGAATTAATTAATATTATAAATGATATACATCCTGATTTAGAAGTTCAACAATTATATTTACAAGTTTTAGCAAGTGGTTTAGATGGAAGAGCATATCAAAAATTATTTTTATTTAACGGACAAGGAGGTAATGGAAAAGGTTTAACAGGAGCATTAATGGATAAAACTTTAGGAGATTATTACCACCAACCTGGAAATGGAATAATAAAAGATGTAGAGAAAGCAAATGTTCCCTCTCCTGATATGATAAATTTAAAAAATAAAAGATATATAAATTTTAAAGAAGTTCAAGGAGCAGTAAGAGTAGCGATGTTAAGAAATTTAACTGGAGGAGGTAAATTTTCAGGAAGATATTTAAATCAAAATCCTCAAGATTTTTATATGACTGCGACTTTTGTTATGGAATTTAATAGTTCTCCTGATTTAGATGGAAAACCACAACAAGCAGATAGAAGAAGATTAGTTGATATGTTATTTAATACCAACTTCACAGATGACGAAACAAAAATAAATAAAGAAATAGGAGGGGTATTATATAAAAAATCAAATGAATATTATACTACACAAGAATTTATAAAAAATATACGACCTATATTTTTAGACCTCTTATTAGGAGTTTATAGACATTTTAAAGATAAAGAAAATGGAATTAAATTTGATATACCTGAAAGCATAATAAAGCGAACAGAAAAATTTTTAGAAAATCAAAATCTATTTCAAAAGGTTTTTAATAGTTATTGGAAAAAAGTTGATGTAGATTTTAATAATAAAGAAGACATAAAAAAGAAAACAATACAAGTAAAAGATATTTGGGAAAGCATATTAAATAGTCAAGAATATAAAAATCTAACTTATAGAGAAAAAAGAAGTTATGGAAGAGATGAATGTTATAAATGGTTAGAAGGATTATTTACTATTACAGGTAATAGCAAAACTGGTAAGCAAATAATTGGTTTAGAAGCATCTACAGACTGCGATGAAGAAGAAGAAGAATAATTAATTTTTATTTAAAAATTTTTATATTTTATAAATATATGGAAATTCCTATTTTAAAAATAGTTGAAGAAGAAGAAGAAATATTAAATGAAAATCAAAAGAAATATTTAGAAGAAAGAAATAAAATTGTAAAATGTAAAACTATAATATTAAGTAGAATGGATTTACACCCTATTTTATGTAATGTATCGCAACTGCCAAAAAATAGAAAAAAATATTTAATTGAAGAAATAAAAAAACTTTTAGAAACACCTGATGAAGAAATAGATAAAGAATTTAACGATATTTGTTTAAATCAAATCTTTAATGATGATTACACACAATATCCAATTTATAAAAGGTCTTTACCAATTCCTATATAATTAATTATTTTTTTATATAATAATTATATATGAGCGGACATTACTTAAAAAATCCTACAGATGCTTCAAAATTTAGACAACAATATTTAAGCAATTTAGCATTACAAATTAATATTGATGATGAAAATTTACAAGCAAATAAAATATATAAAAGAACAGGGCAGACCCCTACCCAACCAACAGATTTTAGAACAACAAGCGAAAAATTAGGAGATATTGAAAATTTAAAACGAGACTTAAGAGGCGAATTAGCACAAATAGCAGATGGTCCTAATAGTGATAAAATTGTTAATTCTTTAGACCCTATTCAACTTCAATTTTTAGCACAACATATCAACGAAATTGTTAGAGATATTAAACCTAAATATAAATATGGAGTAGATGCTTTGGTTTTTATTCCTTATTTAGAAACTTATATGAGAAAAGCAAATTTTACAAATGAAGTTAATTTGGGACTTCAACAATCTCCTTCTGTTATTTTATCAACGCAACAATACGAAAGCAATATGATTAACCCTAATATTATTAAAATTGTTTATGATAAAGTAAGTTCTAATAAAGAATTATTTCCAGCAGGTTTATATGAAAATTTATTATATAATTTAACAAAATTAAATGATTATTTACCTTCTCAGCAACTTCTTTTAAATATTTCAAATGAAACGGATGCGAATAAAAAAGAAAATTTACAAAGAGAACTAAATAGTGCTTATCAGGATTTTCCTACACAAACCCAATTATTAAATATGATAAAATTATTAGATGTTGGTTTAAGAAACAAAGATAAACCCTATTTGGAAAATATAGGTTTTCAACTTTTATCATTAATTACTTTGAGCGATGCTACAGAACAACAAATAAATTTAATAGGACAAGAAATATTAGGAAGAACACCAACACCTCAAACGAAAGCAGAAATTCAATTGACAAGAACACAAATTAATTATATAGCAACCCATTATAGAGATGATAATGATGAAATATTTAATAGAATTGCTACAGCAGACAGAACTCAAAAACAAGCAAACGAACTATCAAAAACCAACATAATAGATTATATAAAAGAAATGAAAAACAATACAAAGTTATTTACATTAAAGGATATTGGTTTTTCATCAAAAGCAACATTAAATAAATTAAGAGGAACATTAGCAAAAGTAAATGATATTATAAGACCATATTTTGAAGAATTATCAGCACCAAAAAAAATGGGTGGAGTGGGTTTAAAAAAAACAATAAAAGTTATTAAAGGAAATGGGGTTTCATACTATAAACCCAAACCATTAGAAATTGATTATAATGAAGGAATAAAAAAAAAATATACTTATGTTCCTTTTGGAAATAATTTTATTGATAAACATAATCTATCGAACAATATTATTCATATTAAAAGAAGTAATGGTGCAAGTGTTTTAGGATTTCCAAAAGCAAGAGTAAGTGATAATTTGGGAAATGTTATGAGAAGTATAGTTGGAAATGGTATTGCTAAATATGATGATTTAGAAAAACTTACAGAAGAAGAAAAGTTGTATTTATATAAATTAATTAAGAGTAATAAATTATTAAATAGACTATCCATACCTGCTCCTTCAAAAAAAGAAGACGATAAAGATATTCACCAATACGAAGTAATGAAAGGAGAAATATTAAATGGAAATGATAATGTAGAAATGATTAAAAAATTTAAATTATTAATTTCAAAATTAATTCATAAAGATTTATTACCAAAAAATCAAGCAAAAGAAATTTTAATTGAGTTGGCAAGTTTAGGATATTAATTATAGGTATAAAAAGAAAAAAAGGGCAAAAAAATAATATTATCATAATATATTATGTTGTATCATCCAATAGTCACTCATCCTAACATTAACAAACATATTCTAACACAAACAAAAAGCGGAGCGTTCCAAACTCCTTTTTTCTTTGGTGGGTCGCAAGTCCCTTCTTCCATTAATGTAGGAAGATATAATGGTTCAAAAGGCGAAGGATTTCATAAAGGTTCTAAATCAAAAACTCATTTAGGGGATTTAGATTTTACTACTAAAAAGGGAGATTTAGTTTATCATAGAGGAGGTCATTATGTAAAAGAAGTTTCCAAACCTTATGGAAAAGGATTTCATAAAGGTTCTAAATCAAAAACTCATTTAGGGGATTTAGATTTTACCACTAAAAAAGGTGATATTGCTTTTCACAGAGAGGGACATAATATTAAAATTCCTCATTTATTACCTTTTGAAAAATAAATATCTTAATAAATATATAATGAGAACTATAGTATTAAATCAAACAGATATTGTTCCTGACGGACAAAATAATAAACTTATTTATAAGTTTCCTAATTCCGTTTTATTTAAAAATAATTCAATAGCAGTTTCTTCTGTTTCTATGTATTATAGTTGGTTTAATATTACAAGTGCTTTAGGAAATAATACATTTTCTTATAGTTGGATTAATGGAACAACTGAAACCATTTATGATGTTATTATTCCTGACGGACTTTATGAAATTGCTGACTTAAATTTATTTTTACAATATACATTTATAGAAAATGGGAATTATTTAATTGATGGAGCAGGTAAATATGTATATTATGCTGAGTTTTTACTAAATCCTACTCGTTATGCTGTTCAAGTAAATACTTATTATGTTCCAACCAGTGCTCAAGCAACAACATTAGGATATACTACTCCTACTGGATTTGCTGGTTTTCCAACAACTTCATATAATCCTATTATTACTTTTCCTCCTTTTTTTAATAATCTAGTCGGATTTTCTCCTAATTATTCCACACCTGATAATACAGCAAACGCATATACACCTCCAAGCGGACAAAATTTAATAACTAAAAATAATAATGGGACTATTAGTTGTTTATCAACACAATCTCCTAACGTCCAACCCAATTCTTGTATTTATTTTTCTTTAAGTAATATTAACAATCCTTATTCTGCTCCTTCTTCAATAATTTATGCTCTTGTTCCTACTTCATCTGTAGGAACTTTAATAGCAGAAAGACCACCACAATTTGCTTGGAATAAATTAATAGATGGAACATATAATGAGATAAGATTGGATTTTTTAGGAACAAATTATCAACCCATTCAAATCAACGACCCTCAAATGACAATTATGTTAGTAATAAAGGAAGGGGACGAATATCCTGGAAAATAAAAAAAAATATTTGTATAAATATATGAACGATATTACCGACCAATATTTAGATAAAATATATGATGATTTCCAAAAAGAACAGCAATCTTTAATTAGAGATATAAAGTCAGGTTGTGATAATATTAAAGAAACAGAACTTCAAAAACAATTTACATTATTGAATAATCTTATGATGAATATTTTAAGATTACGAAATTTAAGGAAAAAAATTAGAGAGAGAATAAATTAATATATTGGTATTATATAATGAGAATGATTTATGTTCCTTCTAATAACGCTAAAATTAAAACATCTACATTAAGACATATCAACGGAAAAGGTAATGGGTCGGTTCTTTTAAATTTAGGAGGTGCTGGTGCTGGAAGCAGTTATGAGAGTGTAAGCGATTATATGAATACAACAGGATTAGACCCTTATATTTCAGGTGGTTCTTTAGGTTTAGGAACAAAAAAGACTTCTATTAATTCTAAATTAGAAAACTTAATGATTAAACCTAAAAAATCAAAAAAAGAAAAAAATATTACTTTTAATATTTAGGGCAATAAAAATTTTTTATCTTTTATTATTATATGAGTTGCGATAAATTAGTTTTTGACCTTTCCCAAGAAATAGAAGGTTCGCCTAATGTCTTTGTAAGAAAAGATTGGTTGAATATTTTGGATAATATGAACCAAAATTATACTGCTAATCAGTCAATTATAGACACTTCTCAGTTGTCAAATAGTAATAAATATTTATCCTATAGAGAAGCATATTTTTTGTGTCCTTTGTTGCTTACACTTACAACCGCTAATGGAACATTTGCCCCAGCAGCCTCTGCTACAAGTGCCGATTATGCTATTGGTCTAAAAAATTGGTTTGGTTCAATTATTCATAGTTTTACCCTTGATTACAACGGAACGACGATAATTCAACAGACCCCATTTATTAATATTTGGAATTCATTTAAACTTATGACTTCCTTGAGTTGGAATGATGTAGCGACCCAAGGTTCAACAATTGGGTTTTATCCTGATAATCCTACCTCTTGGCAATATAATTCACCAGCAGATGCTGGTGGAGTAGGTGTTTGTAATAATTCCAATACTCCATCTGTTACTTTAGCACCAGGAAATGTTGCAGGACAATTCAATAATTATAATAGTGGATTAGGTAATATTGGATTTGAAGCAAGACAACAATTTATTAATTTTGACCCTAATGGCGTTCCTGGAACTGGAACATATAGTGCTTTATTGCCTCAAAATAGTATTAATCTATTATGGAAATCTTATATTTTTCAACAAGTAAATAGAACAGCAACTCAACAGGGTATTTTAGAAATTGCTGTCACAGCAACAATTTATTTAAAGCATATTCATAATTTTTTCCAACAAGTCCCTCTATTAAAAGGAGTATTTATGAAAATGACTATGAACCTTAATAATTCTTCTGTTGTTTTTACCACAGCAAATAACCCTATTGATACTCTAAATTTGACATCTGTTTCTGTGCCAGTAGGAGGTGTATGCCCTTTAATGATTGCTTCAGCAGCAGCAGATAATGGAGGATCTACTTTAGCAGCAGGAACTTATACCGCAACTTTATCAGTAGGAGCAACACCTACAAATTCATCTGTTAGTTCTATCAATGGTGTCATTTCAAGTCCTTTAGCAAGAAGTATTTATTTGTATGTTCCAGCATATACTTTTAATCCTGTTTTTGAAAGTGCGTATTTGAGTTCTCCAATTAAACAAATTAATTATACAGACATTTATCAGTATCAAGTTCTTAATGTTGCTCCCAACTCTCAATTTAATAACTTACTAACTAATGGCATTGCCAATATTAAATCTATCCTTATTGTTCCGTTTTATTCTAATACTGGTGGATACACTGGTCTTCCAGCAGGTATTCCTGTTTATCAATCACCCTTTGACCCAGCAGGTTGCGGTCCTACTTCTCCTCTATGTTTGCTTACTAATTTTAATGTAGTAGTTTCAGGGCAAAATGCTATATATAACACAGAACGCTATTCATTCGAACAATTTAATAATCAACTTTATGGGTGTAATGCAGTAAATGGTGGTATGACTGACGGATTGACTTCAGGATTGATTAATAGTTTAGGATTTGAAATGGAATATTGCTATTATTATGTTAATATTTCCAGAATGCTTCCTGTAGAGGAAAGCGTTCCTAAATCTATTCAAATCGTTGGTAATAACATTTCTGCTAAAGGATTAGACCTTTGGTGCTTTATTGAATATGGTGTGGATATTTCCCTTGATATTCTTACTGGTGCTAGAGTTTAATGTATTTATTTAACTATTAATTTTTAGTCATTATTTATTTTCTTTATTATATATAATGTCAATAGTTCATATTAAAGCGAGTAAAAAACAAATTTCAAAATTAAGAAACGGACATAAAGTGAGAATTCAACCTGCGATAGAAGGTGAAGGATTTAATCTTATTATTTCTCCTGATAGATATAATCAGGTGACTAAAACTTTTGATTTAGGAAAAGGAATGGAAATAGCATTAACTCCTGAAGAAATAGCAGTAAATCAAGAAGCATCTTCCCAAATGAAAGGAACAGGAATATTTGGAAAAAAGTTTGATAAATTTTTGGAAAAAAAGGGAGTAAAAAATATTGCTTATAAAATAGGAGATACAGCAAAACCTTTGATAAAAGCAGGTATTTTAGGAGCATTAGGAACGGCAGCAACAGGTTTAGCAGGAACTGAGTTGGTTGCTTCAGGTGGTTTAGGAGCAGGTGCTGTCCCTTTGATTTATGGGACAGCAGGAAGTTTAGGAGCATTAGCAAATGATTATTTGGATAATCCTTCAAAATATCAAGCACAATATAAAGAACAAAAATCTAATGCTGGTGGTCCTATTAATAAAATTGCCCCTTCCACTCTTCAAGGTCAAGTGGCACAAAATGAAGTTCTTAATAATTTAAATAGAGAATTGGGAACAAAATATAATAATTTAGCAGAAGCAAGTTTGAAAAATTTTGAAGCACAAACAGCAGGAGATATTATGACGGATAAACAAATAAAAGAAAGAAAATCTCAATATGCTACATATGGATTTGGTTTAAGAAAGAGAGAAAAAAGTTCAATAGGAATAAGAGGTAATTTAGTCCCACATAGTGCTATTTTACCACCTGCTTTACAATCTCAACCTTTTAGTGCTAATTTTCAATTTAGACACACACTTCCTCCTTCCTATCAAATAAAATAATTATTAATTTATTAAAAAATAATTATATTATACTATATAAATGCTTACTGACGGACAAATAAAAGAATTATCATCTCGTATGTCTTTTCCTTTAGAAATGGTTTGCTTTAAAGATGAATTACCAAAAAAATTAAAATATAATACTTCTTATGTGATTAATTTAGATAATTCCATAGATGAAGAAGGAAATGAAAATGAAGGTTCGCATTGGACTTGTCTTCAAGTAAATAAATATCCTAATGGGCAAATTGAACCTATATTTTTTGACCCTTATGGTGCTCCACCAAGTGAAAATATAAAAAAATTCGTAAGAGAAAATACTGGTAAATATTTACCTTACACAAATAAAGATATTCAAAGTCTAATGAATAATGCTTGTGGATTTTTTGTTTGTGCTTTTTTACATTTTATTAATAGTTGGGAACATAGAACAAAAGATTTATATAAAGACGTAGAATTATTTATGAGTTATTTTGATGATTTAAATAAAAGTATAGATTGGAAAAAAAACGAATATATTTTAAGAATGTTTTTCCAGTCAAAAGACCCAAGACATAGAAAAGAAATACAAATATTAAGTAATAAAATTATGGAAGAAGATGAAGATAAGGGTAAGGGGTTAGATATATTAAAAATTCCAGTAGATATTAAAAATATAAGGTAGAAAAGTAGCAAAGTGGGGCGATAGTTTAGAAGTTTTATAGCAGGAAAATATTTTTTTGATTTTAAAAATGAAAAATAAAAAGTCCTAACAAAAAACTTCTAAACTAATGCCCCACTTTACTACTTTTCTACTTCAATTTTATATATGTGTCCGCCATATTTAAAGAACTTCCCATTTCGCTCATATCATTAGAGAGTTTTTTTGTTTCTTCACTATGCTTTGAATATTTATCGGTAAGATATGAATGTCTTAAACCATTTACTCCTACTTTTTTATCATCAAAAATTTTATTAAGTCGTTGATTAAGTTTTACATTAGATAATGGGTTCATAAAAGCATCAAATAAAAGAGTATTAGTTGGATTAATAGAAATCCATTTTTTTAAAATTGTTTGTAATGCTTTTGGTATTTCCACTTCTTGCTTTCCATAAGTTTTAGCAGTTTTATATGAATTGAAAACGAGTTTATTTTTATCTAAATAATTCTGTTTTTCTTTATCAATATTTTTGATAAAGAAATCACAATAATCCTTTGAACGCCTCGGAGGTATAAAAATTCCTCCTAATAAACTCATAATAATATATTGTTGTATTTCTTGGAGTTCATAAGGTTTTAAATCTTTTTTCTTATAAAGAAGTTCAGCATTCTTTTTTAAAGAATTCCAAACTTTCTCTATATCTTCCTTATTTACCCAACTTGCTAATTGCTCTGGAGATTTTTCTTGTTTATGTATTTCCTTATTATATGAATTTACATCTTCTAACATTTTTTCTCTGTATTTAGGATTATCAGTAATAATAACTAAACTGGATAAAATTGTTTTCCTTTTGTTTGGAGGAATATTTCCTAAAAAATCCATAATTTTATCTGTATCGTCAAATTTTTTATAATCTATCTCTTCCTTACCAAATACTTTATGATATAAATTTTTTAATATCGAAGAATAGGTTGTTATAGAAGAAGTAGATAATGAAGGTCTTTTGTTATGAATATAAGTTTTTAATTCAGTCATTATATTATAGATTTAGAAAATAATTAAATAAAAATTAATAAATTAATTATTATTTAACAATTTTTAATTTAAAGAATTTATAATATTGTTTAATATATATGGAGGAAAGAAGTTTGACAAATGATATAAAGTTTGGTTTAAAAAAGGAAGAAGAAATTTTGCCCTTATTAGTTCATAATTGGAAAGAAGAAAAAAATATTTTAAATACTAAAATTAGATTTAATAATGAGTATCATAAATACGATTTTGAAAGTGATGGTGGTTCAGTTTGGGAAGTTAAAAGTCGTAGAAATAAAAAAAATACTTATCCAACAACAATTATTCCTATTCATAAAAGTTTGATTACAAAAAACAAACCTTATTATATGGTTTTTAATTTCGTAGATGTTTGTTGTTATATAGAATATGATGAAGAATTGTTTAAAACTTTTAATGTTAAAACGATTAGATGTTATAGAAAAGGAGCATTGCCCTTGCCAATATTACATTATGAAATCCCTATAAATTTATTGAAGGATTTAACGCCTTTAAACGAAAATTAAGATTTTATACACTTTTATTTATAAATAAAGTTTATTTTTAACTTTTATAATAAATAATTATGTTAAATGATTAATAAAAAATTTTTTATTAATCATTTATATAGATTTAATCATTAATTAATTAATATCTTTCTTAATTTATAGATTATTTTGTTTAAAATCTTAATTTTCGTTTAACGGCATTGTAATTTAATTTAAATAATCCCTCCATATAGAATACCATTTTTTAGTAAGTTCTGTATCAGCAACTAAATTTGCCTTTGTTATATTTACAAGACCAACTCCTTTATGGTCTCCTGTTGATAAGGTTGAATGAGGTATTTTAGGTGGTTGGAATATAATAGATTTCTTCTTAGTTAAATCAAAAACTAATTTTATTGTTGGACTAATAAAATATTGCTTCATATTTCGTTCAGGTAAGTTCCATATAATAGTTTCACTTAAACCACTTATTCCACTATCATTATGAATAGCAGAAGCAAAATCTAATGATGCTCCAACACCAGTAGCACAATGTCTTTCTAATGGGACATTTGGAAATGCACCAATAAATCCAGCGTTAGAAGCGAGTTCTAATCTATATTTTGCTATATCAGGACAATATCGTTTTTCTAATTCATATAAAGAACAATATGTATATACTAAATCAAATAAAAAATCATAATCTTTTTCTGCTTCAACTTTTCTCGGTTGATATGATATAATTGTTCCACCTTGTTTATTCTTAACTCCTTTAAAATACCTAATCATTCCGTCCATCCAATTTTTACCAGTATATCTTGGTTCTGCTTTATGTTTTTTTTTAAATTTTGATGCTTCTTCCTTATCTTTTAATGATGGATCTTTTTTAGTAAGTTTAAAAGGTGTATAAAATGTATCTTCTTTTACAGGATAATATAATTCAAATTTAGGAACTAACGCCTCAATTCTTTCAGTTGCTTTTGAAATTGCTTTATCTGTTTCTTCTGTAATATATACTATCATAATTTCCCCCTTATAAGTAATAACACAACTTTCATCAACATATTTCATTTTTTGTGCCTTAACTTTTTTCTCATCATAAAATACTGCTTTATCTATAAAATCTTCTGGAACTGGTGTAATATCTTCCAATTCTAAATGTGGTAAATCAATAGTTAAAACATTATCTCTATAAGGATTATCACCCCAATATATACCCTCGTAATGTTTTTTTCTAAATGGAATTTTCTTTATTTTATCTACCTCTTTAAATACTTTTATTAATAAATTACTATTTATTTTCTTTCTTTTTCTTTCATCAGGTAATTCATTAAATAATCGAATAATATGAGACATAGTCATATTAGAACTCGCCATTTTATAATTAAGACAGATATTTTATTTATTTGTTTATTAAAACCTTACAAACCCCTTTCCTTCAAAATCATCAGGTAAGTTTTTTCTAATTCCTTTACCCTTCATACTTCTAATCCTTGCCATATGTTCTTTTGCTTCTTTTGAACCCTTTTTAAAACCTTTTCCGTCAAAAGAAGTAGCGTTTTGAATTCCTAATTCTCTATTAATTTGCTGTCCTGCGTAAGCACCTCCTGCCGAACCTGCCATAGAACCTAATGGTCCAAATTCACTTCCTGCTATACCTCCTAAAGTGCCTGTTATTGCTGGAATAGCATAATGACCAACAACTTTTGCATCTTGAACTAATTGTGGTGTTGCTTTTTTAACTGCTTGACTAACACCATTTTTAGATGGGTTAAATGCCCTATTAAATGCTTGTCCTATTTTTGATAATTTTCCACCTTTAATATGAACTATATGCTCTTCATCATCACTATCACTACTATCTCCAGCATCTAAATAATGATGATGAACTCCTCTGCCAGCATAAAGACCTGAACCACCTGGATTTCCAGCAAATAAACCTTCACCAGCAAATAAACCTTCTCCTCTCATAGAATTTTTATTTGTTTCATTTATATTTGAAGTTCCCAAAGTTGGTTCTATTCTTATTGCTCCTCCTTTCATTGCCCTAATTTTTGCCATATGTTCTTTTGCTTCTTTACTACCTTTCTCAAACTTCATTATATTATTAGGGGATATTTTTTTTTTATTAACAATTATCAAAGTTATTCCACTATCTCCTAATGATTTTGCTATATAATCAGTATATCCTTCTTTTTCAACCTTTTTAGGACTTACTTGTCTAAATCTATATGTGTTTTCAGTTATATCTATTTTTGGATATTTATAATTATGGTCTTTTAACCATTTTTTTGCTTCTTTAACTGAATATTTATCTTTCTTAAAAAAAATTGATTGAACTATTCCTTCCCCTTTTATTTCATCAACTTTTTTTTCAATATCTAAATGATGCCTAAATGATTTGGATAAATTTTCTAAATCTTTATTATCACTCTCAAAATGTTTAATTATATTTTCACTTAAACCAGCACCTGTAGTAATTTCATTTACTTTTGCTCCTAAATCAGTTATAGTATTACTTATTTTTCTTAAATTTGGATTACTACCAAACAATTCTTTTGTATTTTGTTTTACAAAATCCCTGTCTTGTTGATTTCCTAAATTACTTCCATTTAAAATTGCTAAAATAAAATCCTGACAATTATTATCCCTTGCTGAATATTTAAAAAATTTTCCTCCTTGAATTTTTTGAGCGTTTTGTAAAAGAAAATTTATGGTTAATCCTGAAGGAAATGATTGAATAGGTTGGGTTTCTGTATTAGGAGGTATAGGTGGTTCAATATCCATATTTATTACTTCATTCTTTTCTAAACTAACTATCGAACCACCATCTAATTCTATGCGTAAAAATAAATGAAAAAGTTTATCATATGGAGAATTTGCTAATTTTTTACCAAATTCACCTCCTGATACAAATGAAAGAGCATTAGTTAATAATGAAGGAACAGGAGAACGACATATCACTATAGCAGTAATAATATTATTACCATATTTTTCTAAAATATTTCTTACTTTAGGTGGGTAATCATTTCTACCTTTCAAAACAACATTGACATATTGCCCTATTTTATTAGTTGTAGAAACAACTTTTTTTTTTATATCATCTAAAATTCCTTCTCCTTTTAATTTTAATAATTTTTCTCTTTGTTTTTTAGCATAATTTCTTTTTGATTGTCTTATGCTTTCTTTTTTTTCTTCTTCGGTTTGATGTTTTTTATACATTCTTTTTTGTTTAGGTAAGAGGGATTTTCTTTCTTTATTAATTCTAATATTTTCTGCCATTATTTCAGGGCGTCCTCTTTCTTTATTTCTAAAATTTTGTGAGTTAGGAATTTCTAAAATATCTTTGCTTTTATGTTCTTCTACTATTTTAAAATGTTTATCTATAATTTCTCTATCTTTTTTATTAAATAAATCTAATGATATAGGTTCGGTTTTATTTTCCATTATAACCATATTTTCTACTGGTTTTCTTATAATTCTTAAAGAATTTAAACCATTTCTTGTTGATAAATTACGAGAATGTGTAAGAGGATTTACTAATCTAAAGGTTTTTTTACCTTTTTTTGAAGTATTTTCTACCGCAAAAAATTCTGGAATAGCAATAGCAGGTTTATTCACAATAGGAAGTTCTACTTTAATATTTTTATTTCTTTTTCTAATTCCTTTGTTAGGGTTAGGTTCTTTGGGAGGATTTTTTCCTCTCGATGCTCTTACTTTCGCCATATGGTCTTTTGCTTCTTGACTACCTTTTTCAAATTTCGGCATTTATATAATTAAGGAAAAAAATTACCAAAGAATATTACGAGAAAGATTATTAGGACTATATTTATTATTTTTCCAATCCCCTTTCATAAAAAGGGTTCTATTCAAATAATTTCGCCTTCTAATTGGGTCTTTATGATGTGTAAAATCCTCATAACCCATTTGACCGAAATGAACCCATTTTTCAGTTGAAGGATTGAAAACCATATATTTTTTTTTGGGTAAATTGGAAATACGAATATCTACATTTTTTCCTAAATATTCCTGTGCTTTTTTATAAACTTTTTTTGGGTCTGAAAAATCCAATATTTCTTTTTCTTTGTTTGGTAGAAAAGGAGGTAGGTTTTTTTCTCCTTTGATAATTTGTTTTAATTCTATTTGTTTTTTTGCTTGGGTAGGGTCTATTTCATTAGCAGTCAAAGGGGTTTTTTTGTTTATCCTTTTAAAAGGTCTGTATGTAGGATATTCTCCTCCTATTGAACCCCAACTTTCTTTAAACCATCTTTTTAATTCCTTTGGTTTTTTATCGTCTTTATATATTCCTCCTTGTTTTTTATATTCTTTTACTATAAAACCGCTTTTATATGCGGAGGGTTTTTTATAAATTTCATCTGCTTTTTTTTTTATTTTTTCATATAATTCCTTATTTTCTATTTCAGGCATATACTATTTGGATAATATATTTTTAATAAAAACTCGGCATATTCTCCATATTTATATTCTTTATATTCCCTAACTTCTCCTTCCTTATTTTTTTGTTTATAGATTTTTTTAGGTTCTCTTATAAATCCATTCCAAATTGCTAATCTTTCTATTTGCTCCTTACTAATTCCTCCAAAATACCAATTTTTATCGTCGTTATAATGTTTTCCTCTTAACCCTTTTAGGTTTGATAATTTACTTTTTTTATCCCAGTTTTTTAATCTTAAAATATTATATTTATGTATAGGAGTTTTAGTAAAATCAAAATATTCTATTACTTCTCTTGCTTTTATATATGTATCTCTTCCTTTTATTTCACCGCTCAAATTATTAAAAAATTCTTCGGTTTTATCCCATACTATTTTTCTAAATTTCTTTTTTCCATCCGTATTTAAATTATACCAATATTCTTGGTCATCATCTTCATCGTCCCAAACTATATAAGCAGGCATTTGTACATCCCAACCTAATTGATATGTTGGAGTATTTGGTGGTATATTTTCAAGTATTTTTTCTAACAATTTTAAACATTCAGGTTCTTCTTTTTCAAATAATTTATATCGATATTTATTTAAGTCTTTTTCAGGATTTACTATAAAACTTTGTATAAGTTGGTGAAATATTCTATGAAATTCGTTTTGAACTTTATTATAATACCAAGGATTTTCTTTAAAATATTCTAAACTAAATTTTTTGTTGTTTTTATGTTTCTTATTACCTCTTGAAATATAAATAGTCTTATAAAATTTTCCTACATTTTCATTTCTAAAATATTCTTTAAAAATTTTTCTTTGTCTCATTTCTATATGTAAAAAATTTTTTGTTTTTTTCAAAGGGGGAGGATTAATAATTTGATTTGTCAAAAAATCTAATTTTTTTTCAATATTGGGAATTTTAACATTTTTAATTAAAATGTTATAAACTCCTTCGCTTATTTCAATCAATTCAATATTCGTTGGCGTTTCAATAATATTTAAATCTTCAGGAGAGGGTTGAACTTTTTTATTTTTATTTTTAATTATTTTTAAAGTAAAAGTTCCTTTAATTGAAGTTTCAATTAATTCGTAAAATTCTGGAGTAGGATAAACATTAAACTCGGTAGTCGTCATTTTATAATATAATATAATATAAATCTTTAAGTAGTTTTTATTAATATATATTATTGTTTAATATAAATTGAGAGAAAGGTAGAAAAGTAGTAAAGTGGGGCGTTAGTTAAGAAGTTTTATGGTAGGAATTTTCATTTTTCATTTTTAAAATCAAAAAAATATTTTCTTGCCATAAAACTTCTTAACTAATGCCCCACTTTACTACTTTTCTACCTTTCCTATTTGCCCTATTTACATTAAAAAGTATTATAAAATATAATTTAAAATAATTTAAAGATTTATATTATATTATATTATAAAATGATTTTTAATATATTTGAAAAAACGAAATCATATAAAGTTAAAAAAGAAAGTTTTGCGGAACTTAAAAATTGTTATGAAAAAATAACTGGCGAATATATCTCTACCGAGGATTTTAAATATTTATTAATTTCTTACGGAGTTAAAGGTAATAAAAAAGATAATTATAAATTAAAAATGAAACCTGAAATAAGAAAATGGTATTTTAATATTTAATTTTTTGAACTTTCTTTTCTATTTAATTCCATTTCATCTATTCTTTCTTCTCCTTCTACATCTCTTTCCACTTTTATTCCACAAAAAGAACAACTTTTACATTTTGATTTATAAATCATTCTCAATATTCCCATTATACAACCAATAGTAGATGTAAGAAAAAAAGACCAAAACACTTCGCTTAACATATATTATTAAACAAGATTTGTTTTTGATAAAGTCAAAATAGCATTAAAATCACAATTATAATTATTATCTCCATATCTCCATAATCGTATATCAAATGGTCCTCCACTACTACCTGTAAAATCAATATGGTCGGTATAACAATAATTTTCTATAGAGTTAGAAGTTGCTGAATAAGTTGAATTATTTTTATGAGTTGTAAAAGGTGTGTTAAGATTAAAACAAAAAGATTGAAATGCGTTTGAATTACTATCAACAAATTCTAAATACATAGCGTATGCTTTATCTGTTTGATTATTACAATTATAACAATTAATAGCAAATTCATATCTCCAAGCAGTTTGAGATCCAGTTAGAGTAAAGTATTCAACTGGTAAATTCATTTGATTATGTTGGACCATCTCCCAATTATTATTTAGTGAATAATTATAATTTCCTTTCCATTTCATAGTAAAATTAATTGGTAGTGTATAATAGATTGAACTACCTACATTACTCAAAATATCTACAGCATTTAAATCAATTTCTCTATGAGCGTCATTAATTTTTAATGTGGTTTGATTATGTGCTAAATCTGTATCTCCAGCCAAAAAAACTCCAAATCTGGAGTTAAGGTCTATTTTACAATTACCTCCATAATTTAAAGTAATAACAGCATTTGACCCAATAGAAAAATCACCCCAATAACTTTCAGCAGTATCACCCATTAGTAATCTATCTCCATTTGGATTAATTCGTAAATCATTTCCACTTACTCCAAAAGTATAATTAGTTGTTGTATTAGCATTCGTAATGGAAAGACTATCTACACTTAAAGACGATACAGAACCCAAATAATTATTTAAAGCATATTGATTATTGGGTAAATTCGTCCAAGCGTTATTTGCGTCAAAATCATTCCAAATTAATCCTATTGTTGTTGGAGATAATCCATTTATCGTATTCAAATTAATATTAGATACATTATCAATATTTAGTCCAGACATATTTAAATTTCCACCTACATTTAAACTTCCACAATTTATATTTATAGTTTCCGCATTCAAAAAAATAGAAGAAGTTGAAGGGTCATTACTATCACTATATATTTTAAATTCTCCTTGACCAACTGATAATGGATTTTGAATAGTAAATTGGGTATTATCAGGATA